TTGGTTTTTTTCAAAAAAATTAAAAAATTTATTATTAAAAAATATGAACAACATAAAATTTATAATAAATCTAAACATGAAATACCAGAAATTTTACAAGAAATTAAATTAGGAATTGATAATTTAGATACTCGAATGAAGAATGTTGAATATGAAATCTCCCCTAATGGTGGTGGTTCCATGAAAGATTCTCTAAAAATTATCAAAGCAGAAATAGAAGCAATGTTTTGGTTGAATCCAAAACCATCTTTCCGAACTACTTCCAAAGCAATGAATATTCAAGTTAATGAAGCATATTGTCATTTGTGTGCGACATCATCGGAAGAATTACTTCGTTTGAATTGGAAAAATTTCATAGAAGATGAAAGTCAATTGGACGATTACATGCGTAGATGGGAAGAATCTACCGATGCCTTTTCACAATTTGCTGGTAAATTAAAATTTAAAAATTCTCGTGGAGAATCTATGGGGGAATGGTTAGTAAAAGTTCGCCCTCTTGGATCAATAGAAGAAGGACGGGATTATTTGTGGAACGGTTCAATTTATCCGTTTGATCAGAAATCAAAAGAATGTGCTAGGAATTTTAATATTCCTCTGAATTAAACTGGTGGTGCTTCTTCTACTGGAGGTGCTTCTTCTGCTGGAGGTGCTTCTCCACCGCCCAAATCAGCTTCTTCGCCACCTCCTATAGCGGCTCCACCACCTCCGAAGTCTGGAGGCATACCACCACCTCCTCCACCGCCACCTAAGTCGCCCATGTCACCACCTTCTCCTCCAGCAGCACCTTCAGCTTGTTGCGCTGCAAGTTCTTTCCAGTTAGGTCCGTTAGCTTTAATTTGTTCAATTTCGTATAGAAACTCTGCTTCGTTTCTCAAGAAGTGGCGATTAGCAAGAATATCTGAATCTTTCCAATCCAAATATTTTTTCATGGCAAAGGTTTTGGAAACGAATTCACTGTTTGTAATACTGGTAAAGGTGTTAATTTTTAGTTCAAGCTTTTGACTTTCTCTCATGTCATAGAAATTCGTCGGAACATTAAATTCCACTTGAATATTATCTTCGAAAAGATCGTATTCTTCGAACATTTCTTTAAATTTGAGATGAGTGACAAATGCTCTTTTGATACCTTGAGCAAATCTTTGTTGTTGACGAATGATCATCTTCGCAAATTTAAGCTCTTCACGAAGCATTTCTGTTCCGTCATTATAACCCGTTTCATTATTCAAACGAGAAGTTGGAGTCTTCAGAGAACGATAAAGTTTCTTAATGAACCAATCTAGAGGCTCCATATTACCATCTGATTGTTGACCACCAAATGTTTCAACAGTTGTTGCTTCTTGTCCTTGTCTTTTAGCAAACCAGAAAGAATCCAAAGTAGATTGTGGTGCATATTTTTTAACGACATCACTTTGATCCAAATCGAAAGTCTTAGTAGACCAATATTGAGATTGTAATTTTCTCAGATATGCTTCAGCTTGAGGAACTGGTAATCTACCAACATCAACATTGAAAAGGAAACGAAGAGGTGCATGAACCATTCTATGGATAACCACAGAATCTTCGATCATTGAAAGCTGTCTATAAGCTCTACGGCAATTCTCAATGAAAGGAATAATAAAATCTTTTGTTTCATTATATTGTCCACTATTTACATAAAGAACTTGGTTCTTTTCAAATGGAATATATTCATACCGTTCAACTTTTTTATTATCGATGCTAGAAAAAATAGGCTTCTTGTAAATAAATGCTTTGACTAACATCGTCTGGATGTTGTCATAAACAGGATCGAATTGATCAGCAGGAAGATTTTTAATGGCGACGACACCTTGTTTGATGTAATCATCTTTCAGAATAAGTTCGAAAAAGAGTTCACCTTCAACAAGAAATTGTCGGAAATAATGCCATCCATTGTCATCTAAATCCAACATGGAACAGAATTTAGAAAATTCTTTTTGTAACTCTTCTTTTTTCTCTGATTCCAAATCAGTATTACGGAAATTGAGAGTTACGATCTCTCCATCTTCATCGACGTTAATTGTTTCGTCACAAATTTCATCCAAAGCATCTGCCACTTCAGAGTAAGCAGCCATCATACGGTAGTCTCTAAGACGACCTGGTTTTTCCTCTGATGCTTGGGAATACATCAAATCCGTAAAGGATTTGTCTTGGTAAATTGCTGAAAACGCTGTGTTATTCCAGTCGTTATTAAGAGCTACGGAGTTCTTAGCAATCGCTTCAGGTCTACGTAACCCGATTTTTTGGAAATATTTATATTTTGTATTCTTTGCTTCATCAGGAGTTTGCTGGATAAAATTCCCACGATTCTTCAAATAGGATTGCATATTCCTATCGAAAGTGGAACCTTTACCGTCATTACTAACGTAGGATTTATTTGAAGATTGTGTAGAAGAACTATCGGAACCCGCCATACTTATTATTTAGGGGGAATTTTCAATTATTCAATAAATAACCTTTATTTAATAATCACCATACCTATCTTCGGAACTCATACTCGCCCAATTTTCTCTGTCTCTCTCAAATGCGTTTTCAGCGTTATATTCATCTTGATCAGATGAACCATGTTGCATAACGCCACGAATCTGATTAATAAAATCATATGTATAACCATCTTCCGTCCCTCTAGTTTGAATATTATTAATTAATCTATTGATATCAGATTCGATCTGTTTTTTATATTTTGGATTTTTTACAACATAATAATCTTCGGCTAAAGTCATAGCTTCATCAAACCAAGAAGATGTCATTTTATTTTGTTCAGAATTCCCATAATCATCTACTTCATCATCATAAAATAAATCGTCCGCACGACTCTCCATATATAACTTACCCAATTTAATTTGATCTTTCGTAGTCATGATATTATTTAGTCAAATTGTTTTTTTTAATAAGATGCTACCCATCCTGCATCATTTGCCGTCACAAAAACATGATTACCCGACAAATTAGCAAAATAATTGGAACTTAGCGACACCGTGACAATATTATCATTCACCGTGGTAATTACATTCTCTGGTAATAGATAAGCGGAAATCGTGGGGAACTTGGCAGTATCAATCTCAGTGTAAACCAATTGAGGAATATTATATGCACCAGACAGATACCAAGTGTTATTGTAACCGAATCGCTTCCCATAGAATTGGAAATTTCTTTCATTCAACTCAGTTACAATCAAAGAATCTCCTTGATGGATACCATTGATGAAATAATTGGTGAATTCTGGATACGCACTAATCGATACGCTTTCTGTTTGAACACCTTCTGCACTGATAGCATCGAAGAGATTGTAATCACAAAATCTATTACTGACAGCTAGAGCATGGAAATCTGCATTAACCACATAGATCGGTGCTTGAGTTTGGTTATAATCTTTGAACAACCAACCTTTGACTGTGAATGATGTGGATGCAGAAATTCTCCATTTTGTATCAGGTGACAAATCTTTGGGATTTTCATAGGAGATATCACCTGACCATTGAATTTCCGAACGAATCTCATCAATAAATGGTAGATTAAATTTCTCAGGAATTTTCCAAGAAACGATGATATATGGATTACAATTTACCACGAAATTCTGGATAATCTGATCCAGATCTTCTTTGAAATAACAGATAATATTTACATCTAGAGTGAGATTGACAGGAATTGGTGTTGGAATTTTTGCAAGTCTATTGGTAGAATCCAACTGTTTTCTATACAGAAATTGATCTTTATTTGAAATTCTGGAAGGATCACGAGCCAAACTTGTTTGCTCAATCGTTACTACTGGCAGTGTCAGTGTCTTAGCTCTATCAGAAAGATCATGAAGGACACGGTGTTTAGGTCCGTTTATATACCGAACTTCAATTTTCTCCTTCGATTGTCTGGTTTTCGCATCATAACGATACACAAAAGCATCGTCAAATGCTGCCACAAACATGTTGAGGAGATTGGAATTTTCAAAAAAATAACTGTAATCACGCATTACAGTATTACTTAATTAAAAATTCCCAAATCCAATCGCTCTCTCTTGTTTCTTTAAAGGTGAATCGAATTCTTCAACATTGAAGATATCACACAGAGCAATTTCATCATCAAAAGTATGGCTAATACCACAATGTTCTCCTAAACGATTAGCATCTTTTGCCGAAAGTTTACCGAAATGGTGAGAAATGTGAAGTCTTCCTTTTCTCAATAAAGCGGAATCGATTGCTTTGATATCAGCATTCATCGTGGCAACCACTTTGATTTTCAGTGAGTCCTTGAGGAAACCATCAGTCAAGTTCAACAAATTTGTTGTTGCTGAATTTCTATCACCACAAAGAATTTGTTCTGCGTCTTCCACGATCAAAGTGCATCCTTGATTCTGTAACATGAAAGAAACGAAGCTTGGTTCTGATATAATACTAACCATTGAAGGTGGAACATAGATAACATCGTTCTCACATTTAGTGATCATGTTCTTGATGAAGTTTGTTTTACCACAACCAGGAGGTCCGTGAAATACCATGAGATTATTCGATTTATCTTCAAAGAATTTCATGATCTTATCATAGGGGAAATCATCACCATAATACAAAGGATATTCCCCGTCTTTAATTTCAATATTATTGAAAGTGGTCTTTTGTTTATACAAACCTTGAGCATTCTGAGCGATCATGTAAAAGTTCTTCTCTGAATCAGGAATAAAAAGAACATTCATGTCGATTAACTCCTCTAGCAATTTTTCAATAGCATTTTTATTTTTAAGAAGAGGACAAAAAGATATGGAGACAACTCCGCTTTCCATGGCAATAAATTCTATATCTTCCTCATCCTCTTTATTAATTTTGTTTTCAGGTAAACCGAAATTACAGCGAACCATCAAATATAAAAATTCATTAAAATAATATCCAGCTTTAAAATCATTGATTTTGTATTGATGAGTGACATCAAATTTCCATTTTTTGAAAAGATCATGAATATCATCGAGTCTTCGAGCATCTATTAGATAATCATCGAGAATAATAGTATTCAGAGAAATATTTCCGAACTTCTGTTCAAATTCTTGGGGGTAGTCGGAAGGATTCTTAAATTCACCAACTGAATTTACCCAATAGGTTTTCTCCAGTGCTTTTTTGATTGTTTCTTTTAATTTGCTCATATCAGTTAAATCTGTCTAGGAAGAACTTGGGAAGCTTCTTCTTGTTCCTATTAATAGCATCAAAAATGCTCCCGTCAAGTATATACGTTTCACACCAGTCATCATGGGCGCGAACACTACGACCACAAGCCTGAAGCAGAGTCTTGAGCATAGCATTACCATACCAATCCTTATCGATTTTCATCAATTTCTCTACGCGAACATCCTTTGTTGGTAGCCATGGTGCTTTGAGAATAATCTGGAAGCGAGATAAATCACCTTTTAAATCCACACCATACGTCATCGATGGTGACACCAAAATAGTCGGCTCACTAGACGATTCATGGATTTCTAAAAGCTGTTCATTATTCACTCCTGCTTCTCTACAAAGCAAACGATCTGATTTTATATTTTCTCGAATGTAATCAGCCAAATATTGAGTGTGGGTATGGATAATACCCTTCTCATCTTTATGATGTTCCATAATACCTTTGATCTGTTTCACCAAAGTCGGAAGCATGGATTTCAAATTTTGGAAATTTAATTTCTGCTTTGCCATGATGTGAATCGGTGACTTCTCTGGATCAAAGTCTGTTCCAATATGGACATATTCATGATCTTTAATACCAAGAGCTTTGCAATAAGAATCAGGGTCGATAATCGTCGCAGAGAGAATGACTACTTTTTCAGCATAATCAAACAAATATTTTGAAAGAACATCAACTTTCAAGGGAATAAATCGGATAGCATTTTCCAATCGTTCAACGATGTAATCACTATCGTAGAAAGTATCGACTAACAACTGTAAGGAATTTTGAAGATTGGTAAGTTTGGTATACTCCTGTTTCTTTTTATTGAAAGTGATGATATCCTTTTTATTACTATTCTCACCGAACCAACTTTTGTATTCTTCTACTGAATTTGTTACACTATCTGCAACCTTGCTAATCCATGCCAACACCTTAGTTTTGTTATTATCATCATTGGGAAATGGCGTGACGAGTGTTTGAGTCTTCATGAGAAATGGAATATCCACTTCACATGTAAATTGACCAACTAACTGCTCTTCTAATTCCGAACCCTCATCACACACGATGATCTGTCTTTTCTTGAGATGGTTGGGAAGAGAGAAAAACATACTGTAATTCAAAGCAGAAAACCTTGACGTTAGCATGTTATTACGAGAATTGTAATATGGGCAACGATTAGCTTTCCAACACTCATTCTTTTGATTTGCCACGTAAATACATGGTGCGATATCAACCGATAATGTATCATCCACATCACACTGGTAATTACTTTTACCTTTTAGGACTCCTGTATCATCGAAAGTATTCTGGTATTGGTCTTGAAGGGATTTGGTGATCGTCAAAGAATAACATCCAAATGGATCGATATCTTTCATCAATTCTGCACCATTCTCAGCGAATACGCTATAATTCTTCACGAGTCGTTCAAATTCAACGGGAACATCTTTGGATACGTTCCCAAGGGTTTTAGCTAAGTGTGTTTTACCTACACCTGTGTCTGCATGAACGATTACGAATTTTTTACCATTCTCAAACGCCTTTTCAATAGCATTAAGAGCTTTTGCTTGTTTATCACGAGGGTTAAATCCCTCTGGAAAGTTTAATATTAAGTTACGCATTTTCTAAGATTTCAATTTTAACATCAAAAGACATTTGATGTGGAAATCCTACCACGTAATTTTAGGATGTCAAGACGTAAAGATAATTATCGAAAAATTTGGAAGCATCTGATTTGTTGATCGCTTTCATCTTCCAATAAACCTCTTCAGTTCTTGGACAGAATGCACTCAGAGAATAATCAAAAACAAATCCATTTTCAATTTTTTTTATGTCATAAGGATAGGAGATTTCCCATTCTTTGATCTCCCCATCTTCCTCAATTTTAAATCTTACGAAATTTTGTTTCGTGTTAAACATTTGTATTTTACCCCCTTTGATTGTTCGGGAATTCAAAACAAATTTCACATCACGGAAAATTAATTTTTTTAAATGTTCTTCGATTCTATTCATGGGTAAGGGTCGAGATTGAGTTCGTTGTCCATGTATCGCAATTTCTCATTTGGACTCATGGGGAATATATTTTCATTGAAGAACTTCCAAAAGTTATCATCTGCTGGGATTTTTTGAACGAGATAGCACATGTCCATCGAGACATTTCTATAGTCCTGCATGAAGATATCCCATGTAACTACTAAATTATGTTTACGCTCATCAACTTTTTTAGGTTCAAAGGAACCTGAAAAGTTCAAAGTTGTTTTACCATTATAGGAATTAAGAATCTCCATGCTGTTCGTACACAAAATCTGACGAATAATAGGTCGTCCTGGTGCGCGTTCAGGTCGTCTACGAACAATTAATAAATCACAAATGTTATTTTTCAATAACGATTGTAATTCATTTCTCCTTAACTTTTTCAGCATTTACTTCACAAACGCCAAACATGCGCTGCTCATTCAAGAACAAACCGTTCTTCACTTTACCATGACCTGTTACTTCCAAGTTGGTGATTGGAATACCCATATTATTAGGGAACACTACGATATCACCAACTTCAGTGTATCGCACGTTTGGTCCTTTAAGGATGACTTTACCTTTCCTCCAAGCATTATGAACTTGAGCAACAGGAATTGCAATTCCTCCACGTAGAATATAATCACCTGTTTCTTCTCCTGTGACCAAATCACAATATTCAAGAAGCATCACATCGTCAAAAAGTTTGGATAGACTATAATCATCCAAACCAAAATCACTTGGTAGTGCTTTATCACTGAGATCAATGTGGGATTTTTGAGGGGCTAAAACATCAATAGATACGTTCGACATGAATATATTTATTGGTATTATTTATTTGTCAATCGATATTTGACAATTTCCACCGTGCTTAACCTTAAACGGTGTATTAATATGTTTGTAGTGTTGCACTAAATCGTGGATCATATTCAATTTATCATAATCTGGTTCTATCCAGTAGTGACCACCTTCCAATTTCATATCTACCAATTGTTGATATGCTATTTTATCTATGGTATCATGTGAGACACATGACAAATGATAATTGACACCACCAAAATGATAAACAAAATCAATATTGCTATTATCATTTTCCTCTAATAAAGTATTCCGATCATTCAAATCATTACAAATTTTAATATCTTCTGCGGGTGTAGACATGGCATCTTCTGGAATTTTATATCCACCAACATTATACCATTCTTCTTTTTTGAAAGAAATTGAATTAGGTGATGAATTACCTATCGAAAATTGATCCCCATATATAAGATAACATGGAATATTTCTATAAGCTTTATTCTCATTATATTTTGAAATGTGATTACTAATTCGGTTTGGTAGGAAAACATCATCGTCGTCCAATGGAAATATTAAATCGTAATTTCCAACGGAAATGCCGATATTTCTTTTCTCTGCAACTGTCATTTTCTTGTTACAATTTATAACAGTCACGTTTGAATAATCACAATGCAGTGTCACATTTTTATCATCATTGATGATAACTAAATGTTTATCATCCCAATCCTGTGATAAGAAAGATGCTAACATCCTTCCCAAATAAGGTATTCTACCATATGTAGGGCATACAACAAGACTTTTCATTTTTCTCTTTTTTTGGAGATATATTTAATATTTTTTCTTTTCAATTTGGGGATTACATTTTCAAAGAATCGAAATGCTTCTTCATCCGTATCGAATATCTGTGAGTATCTATTCACTGTCTCATTAGCATAATTCAACAGATCTTTATCATAGAAACTCAAGTAACGAGTGACCATGTATGGAGAAAATTCTTCCAACAATTCATTTGTCATCTCCCCTTTCTTTTCAAAAAGAATATGATTTATTGCGTTAAACATAAGCGATTATTGATGATGTTTATATATTCCTCACTGATCTCACTGCCTACAAAATTTCTATTATTTTTTATAGCCATTTTAGCAGTAGTTCCACTTCCCATGAACGGATCATATACCAAATCACCTTCATTTGACCAACTTAAAATATGATCTTCTGCCAATTTTTCAGGAAAGATTGCAGGATGTTTGTATGCAATTTTATCATCAGACCCATAACCACCTCCTTGCGTATACTTCCAGATATTACGTCGAATACCGAATTCAGGAGCGATTTTACTTTCATATTTCTCACCCATAGTCCCGTCTGCTTTTCGACGTTGGCGAGTTTTACCCCAACGCTCTCTCCATTTATTTGGTCTATCGCAAATAGGATTGAATGTTTTGATTTTATCTTTGGATAAAACAAACATATATTCAAATGCAGGGTAATATCTATTTTTCACTGGTGAGACACCACTCTTCTCATAAATGATGACATCATGTAATTTGAAGCCAATTTCTTTGAAGTAAAGAGCTTGACGGAAACTCGTTCCAGATTTATCACCATCTTTAGTCTGATCACCGACTACCCAAACAACAACTCCACCTTTCTTAGTGACTTTGAAAAGCCCCTTGGCTACATTTTCAAAGTCGAAAGAATAACCATTATAAGTTCTCAATCCATCATATGGAGGACTGGTAACAGTTAAATCAATGCATTCTTCTGGTATCCTATCCATAGTATCCAGACAATTTTCATTATATATTTTATTAATTTCAAACATCACATTTAATCATTTTATCGTAGTAAATATCAGTCGCTTCTCTACCATCGCCAAACCACTTGGAAGGGAAATAAGATGTCTTATCACCAATCAAAGCTGCCCACCAAGAAAAGGTAGAGTTGCTCCCC